TATCGATACCATAGAGCGTACCGATTTGACCGTTCTGAACACCACGACCATCAACGAAGTCAGAGCTGTTATAACGATCTACACCCATGATTGCTGCACGGAGTGATGGAGGAATTGCAAAGAAGCGACCATCCATTGGAGTGTCAGCATCGTCCATCAACTTGATTAAGGCACGGAAGCCAGCATCAGTAAATACATCAGATGTGGTTACGGTGTCGAGTGCATAAGCAGTCAAACCGGTCGATGCGTCGATGAAATAGCTGTTGGTATGTGTCCAGTCAGATGCGTCGCCGTCGCCGAAGGACTTACCTAAAGCAAACAATGTGTCGTCAACTTTCTTAGCCAAAGCATAGCCAGCGTCGTCAGTGTAGAAACGACGGAGGGAAGCCAAAGCCTGAACTTCTACGATGTCCTCGATGAAGCGTGAGTACTCGAAGTGTTGATCGATCGAGACTAATACTTCGGTCTCGGTGTCAGCTTGGATGGTAACTGCGGTGTTAGCTGCTTTAGCAGTAGCTACGCCACGAGTTGGCTTAGGAATATGAAGAGTGTCACCCTTCTTACCACGCATAGACATCTTGTTAACCAAGTTAGCCAATACGAGGTTCTTTTTGTAAGCAGCAACTACTTCGTCACTCCAAATCTCTGGAATAAACTTGTCTGCTTGTGTTTTTGCTACGATTGAACCGGACCCGCCGGGATATGCTGCTGTTGCCATTTTATAAATCTCCTAAATTAATAAGTTTACTTAACTCGTCCTTCGTTATAGGCAGCAAGAATTTCGTCTTGCAGAGCCATGTAACGATCTGGATCTGTCATTCTCAGTTTGATAAGGTCAGCTCTTCGATAAATCTTTCTGCTGGACTCTCCACTACCGCCTGTATCTACTGCTGCAGCTCTCAATGCAGTTTCTTGAACTGATTTAATCGCCTTGTAGGTGCTTAAAAGTTCATCCGCCGAGTTAAAGTCAAATTCAGCATCAGCTTTAGTAAACAGATCAACACGAATTGGACTTGCTTTAATCCATTCATGGAAGTCAGCGTTTTGCGCTATATCCATGAAGTCGGGATGCTTAGACTGCAGTTTCTGTGCAGTTTGCATTCTCTTTAGTTCGAGTGATGCTTGTTTAGCTTCAAGTACTGCTGGGTGCTGGTCTACAGTTTTTAAGACGGCTTGCTTTGGATCAGCAAAGAAATCTTCTTCTTGAACTGTTTCAGCCGGCTTGCTTTGCTGTTTAGTATCGAGTTGTTGCTTGAGTAATTGGTCAGCTAGACTACGAACTTCATGAACCTCTTGTGCTTGTCTACCGATTAGCTTTTCAGCCTCTTGGTGCATCCTAATGATGTCATCGACTGATTTACCTTTATACTTCTCTGGTAATTCTTCAGCTTTGGGTTCTTCTTTTGGTTCTTCCGGAGGAGTCTCAGTTGCTTGAGGTTGTTCCGCTGGTTGGTCTATCTGCTCAAAGGTTTCTTCTTGCAGTTCGTCTTGTTCAACAAAATTTGCAGCCATATATTGCTCCTGTCACAAAGTGATTGTAGGATTTATAAAATAACAAAGGTGCTAATGCAGTATCTTTGTCACGAATTGAGCTTACGCTCTCTAAGACGTTTTTCTTCACGCTGTCTAGCCCACCTTGCTGTCGCTTGCGGATGATCGCCAGAAACAGGATCGAGACTAATACGGGGTGCAGAAATCTGCCTGTGTGCGTCTTTACCGCACAACCAACAAGGAACTGTGGCTACCTCATAACTAACCAAGTTTTCCTGCAGGTGGTCCTCTTCACAGAGGAATTCAAATAAGCGTCTTGTCATTAACTATTCTCCCTAAGATAAGAAAGCATTGAAACTAAAACTTCTTCACTATCGTTAACCATGCCTAAAGCACAGTTACAATGATGACAAAGCAGTTTTCTAACTTTCCCTGTCTTGTGGCAATGGTCTACTGCAAGCCGTTTTTTATTCTCTTGTTCAGTTTTTCCACAAACAGCACATTTATAGTCTTGAGCTTCAAGCATTTCTGCGTATCCGCCTATCTTTAAACCGTACTGTCTGCTATACCGAACTTCTTTATCTTTCTCTGTCCAGCCTCTAACTTGTTTGTTCTTTTTATTTAGAACAGCATAACAAGCCTTACAGCGTGAACGTAAACCACTTTTAACTCTTTTGTCTGCAGGAAAAAGACTTTCATCTTTCTCTTCAAGACATCCTTTACATCTACGAGTCATCCTGAGCATCTCCCGATGAGTCTTTTTGCAATGCCTCGTAAGCCTGTTCTGAACTTTCTTTGAGAGTTAGAACCCATTGAAGGATGTCTAATTGCCCTTTACGAAAGAACAGATCTAATTCGTTCTGAATTGGAGCGACTTTGTTGACGGAATCAAATATTCCCTGCACATCCTCAAGGAACTGCTTCCATCCTTGGGTAGTCATTGTTGAGAATCGCTCCTCATAGTACTTTTCTAGCTGTTTGTCCATAGTTTTCTCCTGTTTTAGGAACTATGTTGCGTAATTACAACATTACGCTGATATTACCACAGTTTTATTAAATTGTCAAGCACTTTTTGATTGTTTTTGTAACATTTGTAGCGTAGCGATACGCTCGTTGCTCTTAATATCCTCTTCTTTGAGGGCTAATTCAGCAATCTTAGCTCTACGTTCAAACTCGCCATTGGTTTCTTGACCACGGATGTTCTGAGACAAGCCAGAAATGATCTTAGCTTGTGTCTCTTGAGGCATTAACTGAGCCGCAACCACATCTTTCTGAGCAGAAGCATTATTTCTAGTGGCTTCAGACTGGATCTTAGCGATTTCAGCCTGTGCTGCAGCGGTTTGGAGCTGTGTTTGAGCCTGTTGTAGGGCTTGTTGCTCTGGATTTGGCTGCATCATCTGGTCTAATTGCTGCAACATTTCAGCACGGTTTGGCAAGCTAGAGCTACCGATAATTCCTTTGAGGATCATTGGCAATACTGGAGTGTCAGGACCGAGAGTCTGGAGCAATGCAATGAGCTGCTGTTGCTCGTATTCACGGGCAATGATACCTAAAGTAGCTGTTGGGATAAACTTGTAATCCACAGCAGGATAACGCTCAGGGTCAAACTGCATGAAGCGATAAGCCGCTTTACGAATCAAAGGAACTAAGAAGTCCTCTTGGAAGTTCGTTAAGGTACGCTTGTACTTCTTGATAATGCCAGCAATCGACATTGAGAACTGAGCAGCCCCATCACGGGTAAACTGTGTTGGCTGACCAGAAGCATCAACAGTACCAGTAGCTTGTAGCAACATACGCTCAAAGTTCTGGCTAATAGCAAGGTTGCCCGGATCGGTAGAACCGAACTTGAATGGGAACAGGATCTCTGCTGGATTACCGTTGGTAAGGATTGCTTTACCGGGCTTGACTTCAAACTTAGCGCCACGAGGTAGACGAGTAGCGTCCATTGCAATCATTGGAGCCGTTGTCAAGGCGAGGCTATCTAGGTGACTACGCAACTGAGCGTCAATGCCCTTTTGCATATTGTATGCTTTTTCTACAGTGCCACGACCCCAGAAGCGGTTCGGTACAGTATCGTCCTGATATGCCACGACAGGACGGTCCTTCATCATGTACGGCGTTTTCTCTGCCTTGAGTAGTAGGTCGCCATTAGCAATAACGACGATGGCTTCGACGAGGTCGCTATACTGATCCGCAGTGCTATCCTCCGGAAATAAGTCAACAACTTCTTCACCTTCTTTGTTCTCCAATTGTTCAATGTATTCACGAGGTACTAAGCCGTAGTACTTCATGAGTAGTACTTTATCGTCCTTAAATTGGACATCTTCTTGTGTTGGCTCTAAGTCGTCATCTTGTCCGTAGGGTTGAATATCTACTTTACGATAGATACCCTTTTCCATACCCGATACTACCTGATGGATAGAGACATAAGACTCGATAGCCACTCCCATTGCATCGTCAACGGTTGTAGCGTTGGGATCAATGAGGAAGTTCTTTGGATTGATGGGATTTAGCTTAACACAGGTATATTCCTTCTCCATCACTCCGTAGGCTGCTGTACCGTCTGCCATCGGCATAGTCTGAGGGAACATCTCAGTCTTCTTGGTAACGGTTAACTCACCGATACCTGTGCCGTAAATCT